GCCTGCGCCGCTTGGGCGGCAAACTGCGCCGCGCCCGCCAAATCGCCAAAGCTCTGCACGATTTCAGGCAGCCCGTTTAAATGGTCAAGCGCGCCGCCCGCCACGCCCAATACATCGCCCACCAAATTCAGCACGCCTGCGGGGTCGTTTTTAATCTCCCGCGCCGCCTGAATCAGGTTTTGCATCGCGCCGATGTCGTTTTCCACCGCGTGGTAGATTTTGACCGCCGTGCCGATTTTTTCCGCAATGGGATTCAGCGCGTTTTGCATACTTTCAGGCAGCATTGCCAGCAGCGGGTTTTGTTCGCCCGCAACCACCGCAGGCGCAGGCAGCGGGTTGTTTGGGTCGCCGACAAATTCTTTTAGTTCTACGTCTATTTCCCGCGCGGCGGTACGTCCGTTTTTATCCATCTGCAAAGTGCGCGCCGTGAGCCGCTCAATCACAAACCATCCGACAAACCGCCCCGTGCCATACACCAAACTCACCGCCTGCTGCGCTTCTTTGGCGGCAATCAAGCCGTGATAAGCCGCGTCCACATCGCCCAGCTTCCAATGCAGCTTTAAGCTAAACCGCAGCTCGGTCAGCGCATTGCCCATTGCCTGCAAACGCGCCCGCCCCGCCAGCACATCATGCTGGGCAAACTGCGCGGCGTGGGTTTCCTCCAAGCTGGCAAAGCTGCCCAGCAGCTCAAACGTTACATCGCCCAATTGCGCAAACATCAATACGCCCTCCGCTCGCGCTCCGCCATCATGCGGCGGAACAGTTGTTCAAATTCGCGCAGCCCCATTTGCAACGCCGTTTCAATTTCCTGCCGATTGCCGCTGGGGGCGTTAATCGTCGGGGCAAAATGCACCACCACGCTGCCGCTGTTTGCGCCCTGCGGCTGCGCCTGCTGCTCGCTGCGCGCTTGGCGCAAGCCGTCTGCGCCTGCCGACAAACGCGCCGACAAATCGCTGCGAAAGCCGCCCATGCGCTCGGCAAAACGGTTTTTCAGGCTGCCTGCCAACTGCGCCACACGGCTCACAGGCAGCGATGCGCCTTGGTTTACGCCAATCGCCAAGCCCTGCGTGATATAGCCGCCGAACGCACGGAACACACGGCTGGGGGAATGGATGTCCATCACGCTGGCAAAGGCGTTTTTAGCCCGCTGCGCCAAGTTCTGAATCGCCGCCATCACGCGCCCTGCGGCAGCCTGAATGCCGTTGACCAAGCCGTCAATCAGCATACCGCCGAAACCTGTAAACTGCGCGGGCAGGGTAACGCCAAACCAGCTCATCACAGCGGCAAACGCCTGATAAAACACGCCCAGCGGCGACCAGTTGGCAATCAATGCCAAGATACCCGACAAGCCGCCGTTAAACGCGCTTTGCACGTTTGCCCACGCGTTGGCAAAAAAGCCTGTAATCGCATTAGCCACCGTACCCACTACATTGCACAAATCCTGCCACAGCAATTTCGCCCCACCGACCACGCCGTCCCAGCGCGTGTAGAGTAGATAAGCGGCGGTTGCCATCAATGTAAGCGCAATACCAATTGGGGTCATCAATAAAAAACGCCCTAGTGCCATAAAAGCATTGGCGATTGCGGGCAAAAAACCAATTACAACGCGCCCAACCTGCATAAACACGCCCCATGCCCGTGTGATTAAATTCAGTGAACCCAAAATCAGCTTACCGCCCAAGCTAGCAAAACCCCGTATTAAAATCGGCACATAGCCCGTCAGCGCCGTAAAGCCGCGCAGCACCCAGCCCAAGCCCGAGCCGAGCAGGCGCAGGCTGCCTGAAAAAAACCGAGCAACCCCAGCTGCGCTACGCGCTGAAAACCCCACCAATCGCAAAGCCGTAACCAAAGCGCGCGAGCCGCCCAGCATAATCAACTGCGCCATGCGCCACACCGCAGCTACTTTGTTCACGCCCACCACCATAGCGCGAAGCGGCATCAAAGCCATGCTGATGCCATAAGACAATGCCAACGCCCCCATTTTGGCGGCAAAAAACCCACCTAATACACCCAATACGCTTTTAATCAAGCCTTTATTTTGAGCCAGCCAAGGCTGCAAAGTATTTTCCAAAAAGCGGTTGGCAACGGCAGCAAAGGCTTTAATATCATCGGCAAATATGCTGCCAAACGTGGCGGCAGTTGCTTCTGCCACGCCGCCCAAACTTTCCAATGCCGCACTCAATGTGGCAGTTTTCAGCTTGATACGTGCCTGCATATCCGCCTGCTGCTGCATCAATTCTATATTTGCTTGTATGCCCGCTCGCCCTTTAAGTGCAATTGCCATAGCGGCACGGCTGGCTTGCGTACCAAAAAACTCATCTGCCACAATGCTGGCTTTTTCCTCGCCCAGCTTTTCTTTGATGATATTGAGCTTTTCTATTTCGCCTATCATCGCATCCAAGCCTTTGAACTTGCCCTTTTTATCAAAAAACTCAAACGATACGCCCGCTTCTTCCATATAGGCTTTGGCTTCTTTTTTCATGCCTTTTTTGGCTTGTTTTATGGCTATCGGTCCTTGCGCCAGTTGGGTGAGCATCATGGAAAAATTCGTACCAAACTGGCTGCCCTCCAAACCAATCTGCGCCCCTGCACCTTCAATCGCCAACAGTTTTTTATAGTTTTCCAAGCCTGTTAAATTCAAAATTCGCGCATTTGCCGAGCTGTATTTCATGCTTTCAAACATATCTTCCTTTTTTAAACCAAAAGCAAAATATGCGCGTTGGGTCAAATCTGCCGCCTGACTGAACTCGCTTTCTTTCAAGCCGCGTGCTTCAATCATCTTGGCAAAAAATTCACCGCCGCCTTGCTGATCCATATTCATCAACACATTTAGCTCTGCCGATGTTCGCAAACCGCCGTTTGCCAGCATTTGGTCGGAGATGCCTTGCGATTTCAATGCCTTTGCCAAGTTGTAAAACTCTGTTGTCGTACCGGGCAACTGCGCCCCCAGTTCAGCAGCACCTTTACGAACTTCCTCAAATAAGCCAAAGCCCCCATCTTTGTTCATCATGGTAATTTTTAGCTCTGTTTCCGCATCTTCCTGTCTCGTAAATGTGCGAACTGCCGCTGCAACAGGCGCACCCAGCACCATAGCATGACCTGCGGTTTCGCCCATTTGACTGCGTAACTCGCGGCGGTGCAACCGCGCTGCATCTTGCCGCGCAATCGCATTATTTAACCGCTCCTGCGCCCGAGTAGCGTTATTGATTGCCGTGCCCATGCGAACATACAAGCGGTTAAGTTGCCCCAAGTTCCGCGCAGGGTGAGCAACCGCACGCGCCATTGCTGCGCCCAATCGTTCTTGTCGGCGGCGCACATTGTCAATTTCTCTACCCAAGCCACGCGAAGCATCACGCGCGCGCCCAAATACCGCCGTAAAACCAGAACGCAAAACCGCACCAATCGCGACCGATATAGCTAACTCGTTTGACATAAAAATACTCTTGTTTTATAGTTGTTTAACTTAATTTTTAGGCAGCCTGAAAGGATAAAACCATGCAAGCACAGCCACATTCCCTATTAGAACAAGCTACCCGCATCGCCTATGCGCTGTTTGCTGTGTCGCTTGCATTGGTCTTTGGCTATGTTGCATGGGGTTTAGCAGATTTCAGTAGCGTGGGCAGCGCATGGTTATCTGCGTTTTCCATTATTTTCTTTGGTACGCTGATAGGCTGTGGCGCATCGGTGGTGCTTGCACCTGCCAGTTTTGCCGTAGCCTTGGCAATCGCTTGGCTGTGGCGCAAACACGCTTAATCGCCCCTACGGTAGTTCGCTTTTATTTGCCGATTGGCTTCATCTAGCCAGTCGGCAAATTCGTCTATGGGTAATTCATAAATCTCTTGAACACTCCACCCAAACCACCATGCCATATCGGCGCAGGCACGCAACAATTCCTGATTGACTTCTGCGCTGCTTTTATGCTGCTTCGCCTTGCTGTGTGGTGCGAAACCAGTCTTGAATCGCCTTGTAGTCGGTCATATCCAATTCATCTAAATCTTCGGGAACTAGTCCTGATAAGCGGCTAAACATAGCGAGTTCTTGCTCGGCATCGCTGTTTAAATGCGCTACGGCACGCAAATCGCCCACACGCGGGCGGCGCACAGTTACTTTTTCCAGCACCTGCCCCGTTGCCAAGCGCACGGGGTAGGCAAGTTCAATCGTGGTTTCGCCGTTGAGGGCTTGGGTGAGTTGTTTTGCGGTTGTTGCCATGATGGTTTCCTTGTCTTAAAGGGGTTAAAAACAGGACAAATTATCGTTTCAGGCTGCCTCAACGGCTTTTAACGCGCATTAAAAAAACCAATCTCTCCTTGTTGGAAAGATTGGTTTTGCTGTTTCAAGCAGCCTGAAAGTTACGCGCCAATATTCTTGCGGAACTGGCTCAACGCGTCCACGCCGCCCACGCGGTACACATTGGTAAAAGCGTTGTAATACAGCGTTTCGCGCCCCGCAATCACCATGCGGATTTCGTGCGCTTGGAAGGTGGTGGGGTGTTCGGATTTTTCCTTGGGCTTAAATGTGCCGACCGCGTTTTTGCTGAACATTACGGTGGCGGTTACCACCACGGGCACTTCGGTTTTTAAGCCTGCGGCGTTAAAGGTTTGCAGGTTGCCGCGCACCATCAGCGTGGCGGCTTTAAAGGGGTGGAAGGCTTTTTCGGCAACGGCGGGGTAGATGCTGTTCCATGTGATTTCGCCTTCCAAGGCTTCTACGCCGCTAGGCAGTTTGATGGTGCCGACCATGCCCAAACCTTTGTGCTCGTCTTGGGCGATTTCTATTTCGGGCATTTTAAACTCGGCAGCCTGTCCCATCAGGTTGTTGCCATTGAGATAGACGTTGGCGTTGTAGATGGCGTTGATTTCGCTCATGTTGGTTGTCCTTTAAGGTTTAATGGTTTTCGCTTTTCAGGCTGCCTATTGGCTGGAAACCAAGTTCGCCAGATACTTGCGTGTCATCACGCTGGTATTGGTGGCGCGTTCCATCGGCAGCTTGGGCGTGTATTCATACACAATCGGCACTTGCCCCTTACTGAACGCGTCCACAAGGTCGTAGTCGTAATCCAAGTTCACGGTAAAGCCAACAATGGATTGCAGCGTGCCAAAATAGGTGCGGTAGCCCGCCAACAGCGTATCCAGCAGGGCTTCGTCTATCGGCAAGTCCATGTATTGCAGGTCAAAGCGGCGCAGGCTTTCGTCGATTACATCGCCCGTGCGCTGCGCGGTTTCAAAGTTTTTGATGTGCGACACGGTCGGGAAGCACGCCAAGCGGTTGCCCCATAGGCGGTAGCCCGGGCCGTAGCTGTTAAACACGGTGGTGATGCCTTTTTCGTTTAGACGGTTGGTTTCCGATTGCGGGTCGTCCACGCGAGCGGTTAAGCCGATTTCCAAGCCTGTTACGCCGCTTAATTCGCGGTTGGAAATGCTGAACCAGTAGCCGTGTTCCACATCGGTTTTCATGCGCAAGCCTGCGGCGTGGGTGGCGAGGCTTTCTACGCCGAGCAGCCCGACCACGTGCGGAAAGAACAACTGGGCGCGGTCGCTGGACGTGTTGAAGTTGATGCTGCCCAAGTTGCCGCGCCCTGTAATCGCTTGGCTCAATGTTG